ATATTGTTATTGATAGGCTCGCTGATAAAACTCTCAACCACAGCCGTTGTGTTGCTTGACATACCAATGATCGTTTTGCCAACCATTGCTGGAAGGTTGCCATTGTTGGTTACTTCAATATATGTTGGCACCACCCATGTACCATCAGAAGGCGCAAGCATATCGTTAGCTGGGATATATACTTCAATGTCTTCATTGTAGATAAGCTTGAACAGCAGCTTATAACATTGAATTGAACCCTTTGAACGATAAACGTCAAGGATATGCTTTAGCAGGAATCGCTTGTTGATGATGACATTGAATGGAATACCATATAGATATTTCTTTTGGAAATGCTCAAGGAATGACTCAAGAGTATTGTCAATATCTCGGTAGTTTAATAGATTTCTGCCTTGATATAGCACATTTGTTGATGTGGGTATCCCGTTTGCAGCATATGTAGGGCCATATTCCTGTTCAAGGAATTCATAATACGCCTGAATAAACAAAATAAAGTTAGGCCCTTCAGTCTTATAGAACTCAGGAAACTGGCTGCTAACAAAAGGACTTATTGTTTGTTGAATATCAAATTGCATTAGTTTGTTTCATCGTTGACTGTAATCTTACAATCATTTGGATCAATCATAAGGATACCAGACAAGCTAATAATCAAATCTGCATTTAATGGTTGTAGGTACACACTTATATAGTTGCCGTAACTCGCAGTAATCAGGTTGTTGATAGCCACAACACCAGTTGAGTATGCAATTGTACCAACTGTTGGATTAAGCACGGTGAATACATTATTCACCGTTGTGTACACAACAATATTACCTAGGCAGTCATCACGCATATAAGAATTTGGCCAATTAACATTATTGGCATCGGTATAGGTGAATGGGCTTGATGTTATAACTGGATTTGTTTCGTAAGGCTCACCAGTAACTGTACCAAGGCTGCCAACTTCTAAATTGGCTGCATTGTTGAAATTTATTGAATATGATGTTGGGAAAGCAGGATAAGGAGTTAGCCGCTTTATCAGTAAAAGTTCAGTTTGGTTTGAAACAATTGATATGTCAGCATTGTCTATTGCTGCGGTAAATTTTGAATATCTTAGGTTGCCTTCAAACGTTGCAAGGTTAGTTGAGCTGTAACTTTGGATTGCAGCCAACACTAATGCTTCGATATCACTTGGTAGATAGGATGTTGCGGTGTCATCATATTGAACATTTGAAGTAACGCTGCAATAATAGTAATCTGGATCTTGAATGATAAGACGAGTTGGTAGTCCCATGTATTCAAGCAATAGATTTGAAATTTCCGACTTCACATAGTCGGGAGCAATGGTACCTGACTGTGGTTGCAATACACATACTGTTCTGCCGTATTTCTTTTCAGGCAAAAGCTGACCGCCAAATGTATTGACGTCTTTAATGATGCCACCAAAATTGTCTAGGATAATTGCTGAGTAGTCGTCCGATGCTACGGCACGATCCTGCGTTGCAAAGTAACGTGGTGCAGAGAACCGAATGGACTCGATTGTTTCTTGTGGTGCTCCTCCAGAAGAATTAGCCAATGTAGTAATAGCAGAAGCAGTAATAGCAGCACCGCCATTAACCCCTGACAAACCTTGTGTAAGCGTAAAGTTAGTAACGCCGTCTGCTGTATTTCCTGATGCGACTCGGTAGTTTGCTGTAACTAGAGCTAGGTTATCTGGATATCTACCAAATAGATCATCACCAAATATAAGCTCATACTGACCGTTCTGTGCAGCTTGCAAGAAGTACACATTTGAATTAGCACCTAGTCCGAATAGCGTTGAGGCATATGAGAAGGAGGTATTGACTGAAGATTCAGTAGCAACAATTGAAAGTGAATCGACGTCAATATTGGGATTTGTTAGAATGAACTGCTGTGAGTCTTGAGTATAGTCTACAATGAATGTATCGGTTACATATTGGCCTTCGTATACAGCTAGGTTAGCGATAGCAAAGGTATTGTTGCCTGAAAAGTAAGTTGTTTGAGCATTTGTTGTGAATGTATATTGGCCGTTTGAATTTGTACCAGAAAACAGTGTACCTTTGGGTATAACAAGCGGCGGAACTAGGCCTGTGGTTGTTAAGTTAAATGACAGCCCTGCAGATGACGAACGTGATGATTGCGGCAGATAATTAAGCTCTTTCGCATGCGAAACGACTGAATCCAGCTTTTGTGCTGAATCCAGGAACATCTCCGAGGCAATCATATTTAGATAAAAGGCATTTAGATATGTGTTGTATGTCTGCAGATCTATCAGCACATTCATGTTGGAATCTGTGAAGGAATAGTCCTTCAAGATGCTTTGTGTTGATAGGAAGTTTATATATTGTTGTTTGAGCGTATCGAAATCAAGAGATGTAATCGATAGGGACGTATTTGCGGCCATAGGGGTAAAAATACCTTTTTTATTCTTGCTTATTAAGGTATTTATACTCATAGATTAGGAAAGCGTGGGTACCTGACTCGCTCGGTCGAGCCAAATACACCACGCTTTCCAACGCTACTAACCAACTGAGCGGAAACTCAAACTAGCAGCGTATGCACCGTCAGATGGGGGTCAAACAACAGTGCATTTAAGTACAGTAACATAATCACACATTCAGTCAAAAGAAAAAGAGCAACTATTTCTAGCTGCCCTTTCCCTATGTGCACAGTCTAATTGCCAACTCTACCATACTTAAATCAATGCGGAAGGTAAGTTTGCGGACACACCATACGCATTAGCGACTTAAGGATGGCGATTATGTCATGCGGTGCGCTCCTGGTTGGTGTTAATGGGACTTACAGCGTAACAAATACAGCAGGGCTGTCAAGCGCTCCTGGTGAGAGCCTTCGTAACACGTACCGCTCCATGCGTGCTGACGCTCTGGTGCTCAGCAACAGGCACCGCAGATGGAGTAATAATCTTGAAGCGCTTGTGATTCTGCAAATGTGTGCGAGCACGCAGATCGTCATCCACTTTGGAAAGAGCGAAGATTTCAGCACAGCCGTTGATGCCGCAAATAATCGCAGTAACGATTCCAGGAAAACCGGTGACGATATCCTCGACCTGATCACCTAATTTGACAGTATATTCCTCGACCGAAAAAGGGGTTTCCGGCAAATTGTCGATATCGCACATATGAAGGTCGAATACCATCGCATCAGGTATTTTGTCGTCCTTCATCGGCTGTTGAATGTGGATTTGAGTTGCGCAACTCAAATTGTATTGGACCGCAATAACCTTGCCTGTGTATCCATGTGTTTTGGATGTGGCAGTAGCACCAAGCAAACGATAGTTTGAATCGCTCATGTTGTTTCCCTTGGAGTTAAAGTCAAGTGAAAACATTGTTACAAAGATAACAGTCTAAGTCAAAGAATTAGCGAACACGCTTTAATAGAATAGACAAGGATACAGGATTGGGATTATTTACTATTTGAAATACTATGTTAACTGCAAAGCCATTCTGGTCTGGAGAATCTAGTATGGACAGATTTACTATCGTTACTCTTGGCTCGAATTGACCCTGTGAAAGCATGATGGCAGTTCGAATATCTTCAATTAGGAAGGGCGTGTCTAATTCAAATAACGAAGCGTTGATATTCGTTCCAAAAAAGGGATTGAAGAAACGTGCGAAGATATTAGTATAGATTAGATTCTTGAACGCTTGTCTAACAGCGGCTTCATTCTTCAATATTACCAGCTGATTAGTGATAGGATGTTTTGTCAGATTATTTGTAAAATCTGAGTAGGTCTCCATCTTTTTCTGCGTTTGCGTGATTAAATCCGCTCGTGATGTTGACATGTAAAGCCCTTGTTATTATTATATATTTAGTGGACGGCAGTGAGTCTTCGATAGTTGGGATTTCAAGGAAAGCAAGGTCCTTCCCCCTCGTTGAGCTTAGACAATGAGTTAGGCGCCCTAGATCTTGTTGCTGAGTTAGCTGCCGTCCACGGCTATGGGGTTGAAATGAACTTCAATAAGGCAATTGATGAATTAACCGA